CCCTGATCGAACCGGCTCTGACATTCGGATTTCATTGAAAGGACAGATAATCAAGAAGGACGAAAAGCGGGACAAGAAGGAGGCCATACCCGGCCAACTCATCCATGAGTATGACATCAAGCAAACGCTTGGTGATGGTCCATTTGCCTTGTTCTTGGAGGATGAGATCATATCGGCATTTCCGAGCAACTTCCTCTTTTACCGGCGGATGAACCCTGAGGAGTTCATAACTGCGTATTCAAAGACGTGGCGCGTGGGTAATGGTGTCCACACTTCAGATGTCACGCGTTGGGATGTCGGTTGTGACGCCGGTGTTTTGAATTTCGATTTGCACGTCATGATGAGATCGGGCTTTCCAGGTTGGTATATGGCCGAATACGCCGAACGGCGCCTGAACGCCAGGAGCCAGCATGGCCCCATGGGTACCATGCAAAATTCTGGTGACAGGTATACCTGGGCGTTGAACAGCTTGAGGCGGGCAGTTGTAGCCTCACTGATCAATCATGTTACTTCTGAAGACACTGTTGCCATTAATGGTGACGATGAGGCAATCGACCGTTACTGTGATTCCGACGAGTTTCCAGATTCCCCGTGGGAGTTCAAGAATTTGAACGGCATCGTTGGTGAGTTCAGCGGTTTCACCTTGGGCGGCGCCATACCGGAATATTCTGCTCGTGGCATTCAGTACCGGACCATGATTCTTGAGTCCAGGGATCCCACTGCCCAGAACAAGTGGCTGAATTACCTTGGGCTTCTCAAACATGCCGACCATTCAACAGTTGAGGCCATGGACGTCGCTTCTTCTGCCCACGCTCATATGCATCCGGATTTGTTTCGTGAGGCGTTGCCCGAGGCAATGCGTGGCATGTTCCCTGATGTGTTTCCTTGCGATTAGTTCGTGTGCATTCTCTGTGGTGCGCGCTCGAAAATAGCGCTGCGCTTTAGCGCAATTCACACTCATTTGGTTTGTCTGTTTCACTTCACTTTTCTTTACTATTCTTTCCTGCTTTTCTGTGCTTACTTTTCCTTCTCTTTTTCTTTTTCTCTTTTACCCTACTTCTTTCAATCCTACCCCCTTTTCTCTACTCTCCTCCCCTTCCCTCCTTCCCCTTTCCCTTCT